CATTGAAACAGCTCAAATCTTCGAAAGAATGATGCTACAGGCTACAGGTACGCTAGATACAGCTAATTTACCTGCTCAAGTCAGTGGTGGTGATGCAGCAGCGGCTGGTTTAGCGATGGCTGTTAGCGGTATCATCAAGAAGAATAAGCGTTCCTTAGTGAATTTCCAAGAAGATTTCCTTATTCCGTTCGTACAGAAAGCTGCATGGCGGTATATGCAGTTTGCTCCTGACCGTTATCCTGTAAAAGACTTTGAGTTTATCCCAACAGGTACGTTAGGGATGGTTGCTAGAGAGTTTGAACAGGCTCAAATGATGGCAATGATGTCTACGTTAGGGCCAAACAGTCCTATCGTACCGTTATTGCTGCAAGGAATCGTTGAATACTCATCGTTACCTAACCGTGAGAGCTTACTACAGCAACTTCAGCAGCTAACACAGCCAAATCCTGAGCAACAACAGGCTCAACAGCAAGCTACACAGCTTCAATTGGCTGATGCACAAGCTACCGTACAGGAAAAGCAAGCCAGAGCACAGAAAGCAGCAGCAGAGGCTCAGAAAGCGTCTATAGAGGCTCAGTTAATGCCTGAAGAGGTAAGAGCTAAGATCGTTAATGCAGCCACTCAGAACCTTCCTAACAACGATGACTCAGCAGAGCGTGAATTCCAACGTAGAATCAAGATTGCTGAATTAATGTTGAAGGAAGAAGATATTAAGAGTAACGAAAACATTGCCAAGATGCAGATGGAGACTAAAAAGCAAGTTGATAAGCAGTTCAATGACGCTCTTGGTGAGTAATCATGGATGAGGAAAAGCTACTACAGCTCGCTGCTGTTGTTGGTAAGCTAAAGAAAAAAGTAAGTGAGTTAGACTCCAAAGCAGATACCATCATTAAGCTGGAAGGACCACAAGGTAAACAAGGTCCAAGAGGTGAAAAAGGTAATCCTGGTAAAGATGGACTACCAGGAAAAGATGGTAGAGATGGTGTTGATGGTAAAGATGGTAAGGACGGTAAAGCAGGTAAGGATGGTGTATCTGTTGTTGATGCTTACATTGACATTGACAACTCACTGGTACTTAAACTGTCTAATGGTATTGAAGTCAGTGCTGGTGAGTTACCACAGACTTCTAAGTCCAAGGACAACATATACATTCAGAATACACAGCAGTTTGGACTAGATGGTTTACCTGATGCCTCTGAAGATCCTGTACCAGAATACTTTCTTGTTAGACAAGACGGACAATGGAAGAAAGCATCGTTTACTTACTTACTTGGTTGGCTTAGTGTTGCGAACATCCTGGCTACTGAAAACGGTAATTTACTTACCACAGAAGCTGGTGACTACATTATCATGGAGTAGACATGGCTGACATAAAGATATCAGCACTATCAAATGCATCAGCACTGGCTGGTACTGAAGTTGTACCTATTGTACAGGGTGGTAACACAGTAAAGACAACCCTTAGTAACATTGCTGCTTTGTCAGGCAATGGCACAGTAACATCAGTAGCTATGTCAGTACCTACTGGATTAACTGTAACAGGATCACCAGTAACATCAGCAGGTACGTTAGCAGTATCGTATACAGCTGGTTATGCAATACCGACCACAGCAAAGCAAACTGATTGGGATACTGCTTATGGATGGGGTAATCATGCCTCTGCTGGTTATGCGGTAGGAACAACAACAATCACTGCCGGTACTGGGTTGTCTGGTGGTGGTGATTTGTCCGCTAACAGAACCATTAACTTAGCGAACACAGCGGTTACAGCAGGTTCATACACTAACGCTAATATCACTGTTGATGCACAAGGTCGTATCACAGCAGCAGCAAACGGTACAGGTGGTGGAGGCGGTGGTTCTAGTACAATATTAGAAAACCTACGAACCATATCATCTAACTATACAATAACAGACGGTTACAACGGATTAAGCGTTGGTCCTGTAACAATTAACTCAAATGCTTCAGTAACTGTAGGAACAGATGAGCGTTGGGTTGTTCTTGGTTTTTAGGAGAGTAAAGTGAGTAATCTCAAAGTCCAGGGTAATGCAAGCGGTACTGGAACAACTACGATACAGTCAGCAAATACTTCTTCTAGCACAACATTTACGTTACCTGCCACAGATGGAACAAATGGTCAGTTCTTAAGTACGGACGGATCAGGCAATTTAACGTTTAGTTCTGCTGCTGGTGGTGGTTCTGTCACTACTGTATCCGTTGTTTCAGCTAATGGTTTAGCAGGAACAGTTGCTAATGCTTCATCAACACCAGCAATTACTTTATCAACATCAATAACAGGTGTTTTAAAAGGTAATGGTACAGCAATATCTGCCGCTACTGCTGGTACTGATTATGTAGTTCCTGGAGGTGCGCTAGGAACACCTTCTTCTGGAACACTATCAAGTTGTACAGTAGACGGAACTAACAAGGTTGGTTATATCGGTGCTCCACAAAGTACAAATACAACAGTTGCTGCTAGTGACGCAGGAAAGCATATTTACTTTACTGGTGGATCGACAGCAACATTAACGGTTAACACCAACGCAACAACAGCCATTGACGTAGGAACAACCATTCTTGTTGTTAACAACAATTCAGGGAACCTAACAATATCTGGTGCTGGTGTTACTTTCCAGCTTGCTAACGGAGCAACAGGAAACAGGACAGTAGCAACAAAGGGAATGGCTACGTTACTTAAAGTAGCTACAGATACTTGGTATGTTTCTGGCGCAGGAGTGACCTAACATGGCTGGCGCATTAAGTGCAATGATTGCTGCTGCTTTTTCTGGCAGCTCGGCTGGCTACACCATCGTCCAAACCTTTACCGCTACGTCCACTTGGACTTGCCCTACTGGGGTGACTGAGGTTGAATATTTGGTTGTTGCGGGTGGCGGAGGCGGTGGTGGCGCATACGGCGGTGGTGGTGGGGCCGGAGGATTTAGAGCTGGAACCGGCCTCAGTGTTACTGCGGGAACTGATTACACAATTACCGTTGGGTCTGGAGGCGCAAGCGGTTCACCATCTAATACAACTAATACAGGTGGTGATGGTGGTTCATCTTCTATAGGATCACCAGCTTCAATTACATCAGCCGGTGGTGGCGGCGCCCCTGGATACCTACCTGTCAATGGTAGTGGCAGATCTGGTGGTTCTGGAGGAGGTGGTATTTTAGGCGGCCCAGGTGGCGCGGCTTCTCCATCAGGTCAAGGCAATGCGGGAGGAAGCGGAAACGGGGCTAGCGGTGCTGGAGGCGGCGGAGGAGGGGCTGGTGGGGCAGGACAGCCTGGGCAAAATCCTTCTGCTGGAGGCAATGGCGGTTTAGCTGGAACCTCAACAATTACAGGTTCAACGGTTTATTATGCAGGCGGCGGCGGAGGAGGGGCTTATGGCAACGTCACTGCCGGTTTAGGTGGTGGTACTGCTACAACTTCTCAAAAAGGCGGTGGAGGAGATGGAAACGGTTCTGATACTGGGACTGGTGCAGGTACAGCAGGAACCGCAAACACAGGCGGTGGCGGAGGTGGAGGTGGTAAAGGTTCTCCAGCTTACGCAGCAGCGGTCGGTGGAGCAGGCGGCTCCGGCATTGTTATCCTAAAGTACACCGTACCATCACAAACCGTATTTGTGTTTAAAGGCACTACAACGTGGAAATGTCCTACGGGTGTGACCTCTGTTGACTACCTTGTGGTTGCGGGTGGTGGGGGTGGGGGAAGACTCGGTGGCGGTGGAGGTGCTGGTGGTTACCGCACTGCTTCAGGAGTAACTGTTACGGCTGGAAATAATTACACAATTACTGTCGGCGCTGGCGGGGCAGGTTCAACAGCAAGGACGAGTAAAGGCACGACAGGAGATCCATCATCTATTGCACAAGTAGAAGGAAGCCCATCGTTCACAACCATTACGTCTGCAGGAGGTGGCGGGGCTGGTTCTTATGAGTCGCCTGCACAAGCGGGGTTGACAGGAGGATCGGGCGGCGGGAGTGCAGGAACAGGCTCTACGGCTGGCGGTCCTGCGTCAACTTCTCCATCAGGGCAGGGCAATGACGGTGGGGCAAGTTCAAACAATGTTGGTGCTGGCGGTGGTGGTGGCGCTGGCGCTACTGGTGGAAATGCCTCTGGGTCAACTGGTGGAAACGGTGGGGCAGGAATTTTAGGTCCATCGTATGCAAGCACTTACGGAGCGGCTGGTCCTGGTGGGTCTCCTGCTACGGGATATTACTCTGGAGGTGGCGGCGGCGCAGGTGATACTGCTGGAAGCGGAGGTTATGGTGGCGGCGGTGGCGGCACTACGGGCAATACAAACGGGACAAATGGCTCAACAAATTCTGGTGGCGGTGCAGGTGGAGCTAGGGACTTCAATGGCGCAGGCGGCAATGGAGGAACAGGCGGTTCCGGTATCGTCATCATAAAAATAAATCAATAAGAGGGTATATGACAACAAAGGTATTTAGGTTCCTGGGGATTGATACAGCAATGCACTTGCTTCGTCCAGGTGCTAAATGGGAAATCAGTAACAACGTCTTTACAAGGTGGGATGATCCACGGCCATGCCCAAGCATAGAAGAAGTGTATTGGGTCATTGACAAGATTCGTGAGTTTGAGGACAGCATCCCTACGATCTACACGGACGAGCAGTTAAAAGAGATGGGTATAGCCCGTGAGGAATTCCAACGTGCAGTTGCATAACCTATTCCCAACCCCTGTAGGCTTTGCAGAGCTTGGTAGACCTCTGAGCGATGAGGAGTTGTTCTTCATCCGTGAGCTTCAGACGCGACCCAACATGGGTAACACCACAAGCACGAACAACTTTGTGCTGCGTGACCCTGCGTTAACCTCACTGCGATCATTCATAGAAGATAGCGTCTCGGATTACTTCAAAAGCACAGTCAATCCTAAGCACAATGTCAGCCTGAGAGTCACGCAAAGCTGGTGTAACTACTCAGAACCAGGGCAGTATCACCACAAACACGCACATCCTAATAGCTACATCTCAGGCGTGTTTTATGTGCAGACCAACGCTGATGACAGGATTTACTTTTACCGTGATGGCTGGCAGCAAATCAAGTTTCCGCCGGAGCAGTGGAACCCGTACAACTCTGAAAGCTGGTGGTTTGAAGCCACTGCTGGCAAGCTGATTCTGTTTCCATCGTCACTGACGCATATGGTTCCTGAAGTCAAAGGCGATGACACTCGGATTAGCTTATCGTTTAACACCTTCCCTGTCGGTGTTGTCGGGGAAGAAATGGATTTAACTGGATTAAAGCTGGAGGCGTAATGGCTCACTTTGCAAAGATTGATGAAAATAATGTTGTTACTCAAGTAGTGGTTGTTGACAACAAAGATACTTCTGATGCTGAAGGTGTAGAAAAAGAACACATCGGTGCAGCTCACTTAGAGAAGATCTTAGGTGGTAACTGGAAACAAACCTCTTACAACGGTAACTTTAGAAAGAACTATGCTGGTATTGGTTATACGTACAGATCAGACATTGATGCTTTTGTACCACCTAAACCATTTCCATCTTGGTTACTTAATGCAGATGCTCAGTGGGAAGCCCCTGTAGCAATGCCTACAGATGGTCAGATGTATTCATGGGATGAAGAAAATATTAACTGGGTATTGACAAATATGTAAAAACATGCTTGACAAATTAATAAAGATGTGGTAAAATAACAACAATGGATACTACTAAGTTACTAAGATACTACGAAGAGCGATTCGACCTCATGAGCCATCCAGGATGGAAAACTCTATTGGAAGACGCTAAAGAGTACAGAGACGCAGTAGCGGACATAACCACTATCTCTAGTGGAGAAGAACTACAAGAACGTAAAGGTCAACTAAAAGCTTTAGATTGGCTCCTAACGATGCATGAAGTTTGGGAAAAAGCCTATGAGGATTTAGTCAATGAGGATACTAAATGATTTTGAATGTGAGAACCATCACGTAACTGAACACTTCGTTGATAGTTCCGTAAGTAGTGTGCAGTGCCCGTACTGTGATTTGTTAGCACATCGTAAGTTAGCAGCTCCTAGGAGTAAATTGGAAGGCATCACAGGTGCTTTTCCAACCGCTCATGATCGATGGGCAACAGTCCATGAACAGGCAGCAAACGTAGCAAGATCTAAGTCCTACTATGAGGGATAACTTAGATTTCTTTTTAATTCCTAACAATTGGGTTATACCCGACTAGGAGAAGCAGATGGCTGAATTTGTAGAATCTCTAGATGAAGAAGTAGGTAACGATGAATTTCAAGCTGTAGAGGCTAAGGCTGAAGCAGCACCAACTCAGGAAGAACCTACGATCCCTGAGAAGTATAAGGGTAAATCGTTAGATGACATCATAAGGATGCATCAAGAGGCTGAAAAGCTAATTGGTCGTCAAGCACAAGAAGTTGGAGAAGTTCGTAAGTTAGCTGATGAACTCATCAAAAGGCAAATCACACCGCAGGATCAACCTGCTAAAGCTATCGAAGATGATACTGACTTTTTTGCCGATCCTGTTAAGGCAGTTAACAAAGCAGTTGAATCCCATCCAGCAGTTGTCCAAGCTCAACAGGCTGCGGCACAGATGGCAAGGATGCAAACTGCAAACAGGCTAGCTCAATCGCATCCAGATTATACACAGGTCATTACTGATCCTGAGTTTGCTACCTGGGTGAATGAGTCACCTGTACGTCAAAGATTGTACCTAGCAGCGGACAAACAATTTGACTATGACTCAGCTCATGAACTACTGTCCAACTTCAAAGCATTGAAGAAAGCTAAACAGGAAACTGTTCAGCAAGCAGCACAGCAGTTACAGAGCCAAAGAGATCAAACCTTGAAAGCAGCTACGGTAGCGGTTGATGGTGCTACTGGTGAAACGAGCAAGAAAATTTATCGTCGAGCAGATCTTATTCGGCTCCAAATGACTGACCCTGAGCGTTATATGGCACTACAAGATGACATCATATCAGCCTATAACGAAGGTAGGGTTCGATAACCTAAACTTAAAGGAAACTTAAAATGGCTACAGCAGCTTATCCTGGAGGTAGTTCCTCCATTGTCAACAAGACCAATGCAGATAAATTTATTCCTGAGATTTGGTCTGACGAAATCATCGCTTCCTACAAAAAGAATCTTGTTATGGCGAACCTCGTCAACAAGATGACGATGCGTGGTAAGAAAGGCGATACCCTTCATATTCCTAGTCCTACCCGTGGTTCAGCAGCCGCTAAAGCAGCTAACACGGCTGTTACCATTCAGGCTAACGTTGAGTCTGAAGTGCAGGTTACCATTAACAAGCACTACGAATACTCACGTTTGATTGAGGACATCGTTGAAGTTCAGGCTCTTGCCTCACTTCGTCGTTTCTACACTGAAGATGCTGGTTATGCTCTTTCAGCACAGGTTGACACTGATCTGATCCAGATTGGTCGTCTGTTCAATGGCTCTCATGCCGCTGGTGCTACTGGTGACTACAGTGTGTCCGGTACAACCACTGCCTACATCGGTGGTGATGGTACTACAGCCTTCGTTGGTGGTGCTGGTGCTGGAAACGCAACTGCATTGACTGATGCTGCTATTCGTCGTACGATCCAGCGTCTTGACGATGCTAACGTACCTCAAGATAGCCGTTACTTCGTTATTCCTCCTGTTGCTCGTAACACCATGATGGGTCTTGCTCGTTTTACTGAACAAGCCTTTGTTGGTGAGCAGGGCGGTAACAACACCATCCGTAACGGTCAGATCGGTGATGTATACGGTGTTAAAGTGTTTGTTAGCAGCAACGCTGACACTGCTTATGCTTCTTCTGGTACGGCTCCTCGTGCTTGCTTGATGTTCCACAAGGATGCATTGGTCCTTGCAGAGCAGATGGCTGTTCGCTCACAGGCTCAGTACAAGCAAGAGTATCTCGCTACGCTGTACACTGCTGACACGCTGTACGGTGTTGCAGAGCTGCGTAACGATGCTGGTATTGCTCTGATCATTCCTAGCTAATTAGAAGCACTAGAGAGGCTGCTTCGGCAGCTTCTCTTTTATATAGAGGTCACAATGGCTACATTCAGATGTATTTGGTCTAACAACCTACTCAACGTAGAATATGAGTTTGATATTGCTGAGATGCGTAGACATCCAGATTATGAAGAAGTAAAAGAAGAACAAGAAAAGAAAACTGAAAAGGTCCAAAAGGTTAAGAATACCAAAGAGGATTGACTTTCATGGCTAACTATACGAAGACAACTAACTTTGCTGCTAAAGATACACTACCGAGTGGGTCAGCAGGTAAGATCATTAAAGGTACTGAACACGATACAGAGTACAACAACATTGCTACTGCTATCAGTACAAAGTTAGATGCTGCGTCTGGTACAGTAACAAACTTAACTGGCAGTGCTGTTAACTTAAGTGTTGTTGGATTAACAGCATCTAGCGGAACTCTAACTAATTTATCTTTTGCTAGTGGAACCATTAGTAGTTTACTAACTGATTTGGCAGTTGCTGATGGTGGTACAGGTGCTTCAACAGCAGCGGCAGCAAGATCTAACTTACTTCCTTCTTATACATCTAATGCTGGTAAAACACTAAATGTTAATAGTGGTGCTACTGATGTTGAGTGGGTAACACCTGCTGGTGGTTTTTCTAACATAGCTGTATTAACTAGTGGTACATCGTGGACAGCACCTTCAGGCGTAACAAAAATTAAAGTTACTTGTGTTGGTGGTGGCGGCGGAGGTGGGGGTGCTTATAACTCAACTGCTGGTGGCGCAGGTGGAGGTGGGGGAACTTCCATAAAGATATTTACAGTTACTGGAGGTTCTTCATATACCTATGCTGTTGGTGCTGGTGGGGCTGGAGGTGATTACTATGACTCAGGTAGGTTTCCACCAGGAACAAGTTCACCAGGAACTGCTGGAGGAGCATCAACATTTACTGTAGGTGGAACAACGATAACAGGAAACGGTGGTAACGGTGGTTCAGCAGGAGCTAGTGGAGGAGCAGGAGCAACAGGAGGAACCGCTACTAGTGGTGACTTAAACATGACAGGCGGTGCTGGTATAGGAAGTGCTGGTATAGGTGGTGGTTCTATTCTCAGTAATCACGGAAATGGTTTAAGTTACGGCGGTGGTGGAAACGGCAATGGTGGTAATGGTGCTAATGGCGTTATTGTTGTTGAATACTAGGAACTATCATGGCTATCTACGCAGTTATTGAGCAAAGTAAAGTTGTCAATGTTTGTGTTGCTGATGAAACAGACAACAAACCATCTAATTGGGTATTGTTAGAAAACCCTAATGCAGGTATTGGTTGGGATTATATTGATGGTGTGTTTGTTGATCAGAGACCACAACCTGACATTGTACCCGTTCAACAACCTACTAAAGAGGATTTGTTAGCGCAGCTTCAGCAACTACAGCAACAGATTGCAGCCTTAAGTGAATAATCATGGCCCTACAAGCTGATGAGCAAGTTAAACAAGCAGGAGATGCATTATCAATCCTAACAGTGGTAGGTACGTTAGCAGAGCTACTACCGGCCATTGCAGCAGTGCTAACGATTGTATGGACTGCAATTAGGATATTCGAAACAGATACCGTTCAATGTATGTTCGGAAGGAGAAAGAAAAATGCCGATGGTAGCGAATAAGAAGTTTCCTTACACCGCCAAAGGAAAGAAAGAAGCGGAAGAGTATGCATCAAAGAAGGCTAAGAAGATGCATGAGAAGAAAGAATCAAAGTCTATGAAGGCTAAAGAACGTAAGATGGGTTATCCGTCATGAAACCTAAACCCGCTAAAGTACGTAAAGTTATGAAGGAGTACAAAGAAGGTACTCTACATAGCGGTAAAGGCGGTCCTGTAGTTAAGTCTCGCAAACAAGCAGTTGCTATCGCTTTGTCAGAGGCTGGTATGTCAAAGCCTAAGAAGAAGAAATGAAGCAAGGACTATACGCTAACATCCAAGCCAAGCGTAAACGTATCGCTGAAGGCTCTGGTGAGAAGATGAGAAAACCAGGCACTAAAGGTGCTCCAACAGCAAAAGCATTTAAGGAGGCAGCAAAAACTGCTAAGAAGAAATGAAGAAAGATTCAAGGCTGGAAAGAGCAGGAGTCTCTGGATATAATCAACCTAAAAGAACACCAGGACATCCTACGAAATCTCACATTGTTGTAGCAAAGGACGGTGATCAAGTTAAGACGATTCGTTTTGGTCAACAAGGTGTTAAAGGTTCTCCTGAAGGATCTGCTAGGAATAAAGCCTTTAAAGCTCGCCACGCAAAGAATATTGCTAAAGGGAAGATGTCAGCGGCCTTCTGGGCTGATAAAATTAAATGGTGATCTAAATGGCTACATTCTTAGATTGTGTTAATGGTGTACTACGTAGGCTTCGTGAGACTGAAGCAGCCTCTGTTACTGACACAACTTATGTTAAGTTAGTAGGTGACTTTGTTAACGAAGCTAAACGTGAAGTTGAAGATGCATGGAACTGGTCTGTACTTCGTACCACTAAGACAATCACTACTGTCAATGGTACACAGAACTATGAGATCCCTGGTACTAATCCTAGGTCTAGGTTATTAGTAGTTTACATACCATCACTGAAGAGAGATCTTCAGCAAGCTACACAGAATCAGATGCATGAATGGATTAACCTTCAAGGATCAGTGAATGGAGATCCTTTTTATTTTTCTATTGGTAACAGCACATCATCTACTGGTGTTATTACTCTTGATCTATGGCCTATCCCATCGTCAGCATTGACTGTTAAAGTAGACTGTGTTGTACCACAGGCTGATTTGTCCGCTAGCACTGATGTGTTGTATGTCCCTTCAGAGTTAGTGATTCAAGGTGCTTTACTACGTGCTATCAATGAACGTGGTGAAGATGGTGGTCGTCTAAGCGAACAACAAGCTGATTTGTATCGTAAAGCAGTAGCATCCTATATCTCTATAGAAGCAGAGCGATATGGCGATGAAACAACTTGGGAGTGGGTATAATGGCTGCTGAGTTACGGTCAGTTAGTATCGTAGCTCCTGGCTTTGCTGGTCTTAATACACAAGACTCTTCAGTAGCTATTACTAAAGACTTTGCACTGAAAGCAGAGAATGCTGTTATTGATCAGTTTGGTCGTATTGCTTGTCGTGGTGGTTGGGACAATGTCAATACATCAGCAGGATACAACAGCACAGAACCTACGCTACTCCATGAAGTAGTTAAACAAGACGGTACAACACAGATTGTATCTATTGGTAATAATCGTATCTACACAGGTACAACAACACTGACTCAGGTCTATGATGGTTCTGCTACATGGACAGCACAGAACTGGAAAGCAGTTAACTTTAATGACCATACATACTTCTTCCAACGTGCTCATAATCCACTGATCTATGATCATGCAGGCAACACATGGACTTTAATGTCCGCACACCCTAGCTATTCAGGTACTGTACAGTTAGCTAATGAAGTCTTAGCTGCTTATGGTCGTTTATGGGTAGCAGATACATCAACGAACAAGACTACGATATGGTGGTCTGATACGTTGATCGGTTACAAATGGAATGGAGGTACTTCAGGCTCTTTAGACATTGAGAATGTATTCACTAACGGTACTGACTCAATCGTTGGCCTAGCAGCCTTTAATGGCTTCCTAATCATATTCTGTAAGAAGTCTCTGATCATCTATAGTGGAGCTGCATCAGATCCAGCTTCTAATCTTACCTTAGTAGAGGTTATTGATGGTGTTGGATGCATTGCTAGAGACTCCATTCAGGATGTCGGAACAGATATTTTCTTCCTTAGTGATACAGGGGTTCGTAGCCTCGGTAGAACAATTCAAGAGAAGTCAGCACCTTTGTTTGATGTATCAAAGAATGTTAGGGATGATCTAATCAGTGATATCGCTATCAACGAAGACAACGAGAACATCAAATCAGTATTCTATGAGAAGTCTGGATTCTATCTACTTAGTTTACCAACTAGAGAACTTTCCTACTGCTTAGATCTCAAGCAACGTCTACAGGATGGTTCATGTAAAGTAACTACGTGGACACTAGCACCAAAGGCTTTACTGTCTACAAGAGATAGAAAGTTATACATCAGCAGAGCTGGTTACATCGGTGAATATGCTGCTAGTTACTCTGACAATGGTACAACGATTAGATTCTTGTACTATACCTCTCACTTAGATGCTGGTAACGCATCAATACTGAAGATACTTAAGAAGTTATCCATCATTGTTATTGGTGGTTCGCAGACTACATTGTTTCTTAAATGGGGTACAGACTACACAACTAACTTCCAAAGTGTAGAGATGAACTCTATTCCAAGTACACCGCAATCAGAGTATAATGTGTCTGAGTTTAACATTGCTGAATACTTCAGTACAACCAAAGCAATCAACATACTTAAAGCACAACTTAGCAACGATGGTAGAGTGTTCCAAGTAGGTATCGAAGCTAACGTAAGTGCTGATGTACTGTCCATACAACAGATGGATGTATTCTTCAAAACTGGAAGAACAGTATGATCATTTTTGATAGGAATCACTAATGGCTACCACATTTAATTTAAGCCCTACAGAAAAGCAAGGAGTCTTAGACTTCATTGTAGGGAACTTAAACAACCCTGAAGTTATCAGAAAAGCTGCACAGCAGTACGGTGCTACAGCAGATGACTTAGCCTCTGTGACAGGTCTTCCTGTAGGTCAAGTTCATCAGTATTTCTTAGATGCTGGTGTACCTATGGGTACTTTGTTGACAGGTGGTGTACAACGAAACTTTGGTACTGAAGGTAATATCCGTCAGTTAGACAAGGGCGAGGACATCACTGTTGAGAAGGCTATCGGACGACAAGGTGATAAGATTGTTGTTCAACGGTATGATGCCTATGGCACACCAACAACGACAAGACTTGCTGATCCTAATACTTCTGAAGGTCGAGGATGGTTACAAGCACTAGGCATTGTTGGCGGTGCTATTGGATTAAGCAGTATACCTGAGATCAGTTCTTTGTTTAGTGGTGCTGAAGCTGCCACTGCTGCTGGTAGCACTGCTGCACCTGTAGGTGGTACTGTTGCTGGTGGAACAACCGCTGCTGGTTCTACCGCTGCTGGAGCAACAGCCGCTGAAATTGCTGCTGCTGGTGGTACTACAGCCGCTGGTACAACTGCTGCCGGTACAACTGCGACTGGTTTATTAGGTGGTGAATCTGCTTTAGCTGTTGCAGGTGTTGAAGGAGCAGCTTCACAAGCAGCAACTTCAGCTTATGCATCTACATTAGCATCTACAGGCAGTGCTTCTTTAGCAGCTATTGCTGCTGATGTTGCTTCTGGTAATGTAGCAGCTGGTCTATCAGTAGCAGATGCTGTAGCAGCTGGGACAGCAGCAGCCGCAGACGCAGCCGCAACAGGTGCTGTTACCTCTACTGGTAATGTTGTTGGTGGGGGTGGTAATATAACCACTGGAGCAACTATTGGAACAGGAGCTACTGTAGGTAGTAATCTATTAAGTGACGCAGCTAACGCAATTAAACCAGCAAGTGATGCAGCTAAAGGTTTATTAGATCCTAAAACACTTGGTAGTCTTGTTAATTCTGGTGTTAACTTATCCTTAATTCAAGATGCTGCTGATAAGCTACGTAAACAAGGACAGATAAGCCAAGACGACTACAATGCATTATCAACAAGATTATTCAATACTTACCGTGATGTAGGTTTAGGTGCTGGTACAGCATTAGCTAACATTGGTGAACGTGCATCAAAGATGGTTGGTGACTTCACACCCTATGGTGTATCCACTAACTTAGTAAACACAAGAGTTAATCCACAGACAGGACAACTAGAGAGTAACCTTACTGACACAGCGCAGATGCTGATGGCTCCTCTAGGTAGAGCTGCTATCCAGTCTGCACAGGCTGCTGAGATGACTAACGTAGATCAACTCAGTAAGGATTACTACAACAAACTAGCTGCATTGTCCGCACCTGAAGCACAGCGTCAGCGTCTAGCCACTGAAGAGCGTATGCGTCAGCAAGGTAGGTTAGGTTTACTTGGCTCTGGTCTTGATGTAGCAGGTAAACAAGTAAGCACAGCAGCACCTGAGTTAACTGCTTTGGAACAAGCACTGGCAAGACAACAACTAGAAAGAGAAGTACAGTCTAGAAACCTTGCATTAGGTGAACGTGGTACACTGTTAAGCCAAGCACAGCAAGCCTATGCACCACTACAGCAGATTAGTCAACAAGCACTACAACAAGCTCAGTTGTCTGGTCAGTTAGGTCAGTTGTCTCAGGCTGGTAGGATTGCACAAACTAATGCTTATATGCAACCTGCTATGACTGGTATCACAGCACCGCTAAATCTATTCTCCCAAGGCCTAACACAGGTTGGTAATGCACAAGCCCGTGGTATTCAGGAGAATCTAGATGCTCAAAAGGCTGCTTTACTTGCTCAAACGCTTGGTACGTCTAACGTAGCTAACCAGTTATTTGGACCTAACGGTATCGACTACTCAAAGCTAATTGATGCTGGTTCTAAAATACTTGGTTTACCTTAAGGAACAGTAATGGCACAACAACAAATGAGTTTATTTGGTCCTAGTGTCTATGACATACAAAGACAGCAAATGCAGCAGGACCAAGCTAATGCAATACAACAAGCTCAGTTAAGTCCTTACCAAGGTATTGCGGCAGCGGCTGCAATGGCTGGTACACGCGCTGGTAGAAGCTTAGCAGGTTTGTTCGGTATCGAAGACCCTGCATTGTCTGAAGCTAAGAAGATGGAAGAGCTAAAGGCTGCTGTAGCTTCTCAGTGGGATGGTAATGATCCGCTAGAGGCTTACAAGATCTTCGCTAAAGAAGCTTCTGCTAGAGGTCTTACACAGGCTGCTATCGGTGCTGCTACACAGATTAAAGCTTTTGAGGCTGAGAGGGAAACTAGTGGTCTTAGAAGCAGGCTTCTACAGGCTCAAATTGGTAAAACAGGTGCACAACAAACCAAAGAAGAGGCTTTGGCTGAGAAAGCTAGGAAAGAACAAGAAGTAAAACTATTTGGTAATGTAGATCCAGCTAAATTTACACCAGAAAGTTTAGAAGCTTTTAAACAATCAAGAAATTACAAAGACCTTGTCCCAGTAGACTCTACTAAGTATTCTGACGTATATCAAATACCTGGAGCTGATGGTAGGCCAATGGCAGTTCAGCGTAACTTAAAAACTAATCAGATTGAACCAGTTGATAAAGCCTCACGAGTTAATGTTAACGCATCGGCTAATATGCCTCCACAAGAAGTTGAGTTTCAGAAACAGATAGGTCAAGAAGACGCTAAAGCAGTTGTGAAAGCTAGGGAATTACGTACAACTGCTATTGGTGAATTAAGTAGTTTGAATGAAATGGCTACACGTAATCAGCAAAACATCACTAGTGGTACATTTGCTTCTGGTAGGGTTGGTGTAGCAAACTTCTTCAATACGATTGGTTTACTTGGTGCTAATGATGTTCAAAAACTAGCTAACTCTGAAGTTTATACAAAGAGTGCTGGTGATCTTGTGTTAGCTAAGATTAAATCTCTTGGTTCTAACCCATCTAACGCTGATAGAGAGTTCATTGTACGTATTGTCCCACAGCTTGAGAACAGTCCACAGGCTAGAGCAGAACTTATTTCTTATCTACAGAAACGTGCTAACGATGTTATTAAAGAATCAAACGCACTAGAAACATACGCAAGACAAAACAAAGGATTGTCTGGATATGTACCAACAATACCTCTGACTATATCACCACAGACAGCAAAGAAAGCGTCTGATATGACTGATCAAGAACTCATTGATGCTTACAAAAGCGGAAGGCGTTAATAATGGCTATGAACCTTGAGGAAATGCAAGCCATTGAAGCTGAAATGCGTAGGCGTGGTATTGATCCTAACGCTTATGGTGGCGATGCAAAAAACCAAAGATCTGTGTTTGAGCCAGCTCAAGAAAAGACATTCACACAAAACGTAAGAGACTTTGGTGAATCTCTAGTTAAAGGCGGTGCTAAAGGTGTTTTAGACATTGTTGGTGGTTGGGGTAACCTATACGATTACCTTAAAAAGAAGAAAGATCCGTCAGTATTTTCTACACAGGGTATGGTTCAGGGAGTAAAAGAACTATCCGGCGTAGACTTAAATACTATCCCAGGTTTTCGTGGTGCTTATGAGTTTGGTGCTGCTGCTGCCCCTGCTGCTGCATTGACTGCTGCTGGTCTTCCTGGTATTACAGGCAGGGCTGGTATGGGCGCTGCTGCTATAGAGGCTCCTGTAGCAGGTGCTACAGGCTTAGCTGCAAGTACAATTGCTCCTGATTCTCCTGCCGCACAGTTTGCTCTACAGGCTTCTCCATACGCTATTGCTAGTGGTTTAAGAGCTGGTAGAAGTCAGTTGTTAAAGCCTGAAGGTATGCGAACACCTGCTGATACTGGTGTCCTTGATGTAGGTAGACTCACACCAGGACAGTTCACAGGTAATCGACAACAACTAGCTAGGGAAGAACGTGTTCGTGCTGCTCCAGAAAGCGGTGATCTACCAAGACAGTTTGATATACAACAAGCCTCTGATGTCCGCAACTACCTAACTGGTTTGTTTAATAGGGCAGGGGATATGAATGTTGATCCTGTTGCGTTGACTAATCAAGTATGGTCATCGTTCAACAACTTTGGATCTGCTCTATCAAATCAGCTTAAGTCACAAGCTAAAAGAGATTTTGCTGCTGCAAAGAATGCTGGTGGTTTAGTTGATACTACACCTGTATTGCAGATGGTAGATCAACAGTTAGCTCAGTTAGGGCCAGAGACACCACAAAATTCTGCTTTTATTTCTGCACTTAGGAAAATAAGAGAAGAGTTTGTTGAACCTGGACAACCAGCACAGACTGTTCAGTCAACAGTTCTTGGTCCTAGCGGACAACCTGCAATGACTACTACAGTTCCTGCTATTCCTGATAGAGCAATAAGTATTGATATTGACCGTTTACAGAAGAACATATCAGCATGGGGTGAAGCCGCCTTTAAAGGTGCTGGTTCATTAGCCGATGTTGGTGGTAGTGATATGTTCGCTGGTGTTGCTCAAGGACAGGTAAAGAACTTTGCTAGACAGGTTTTAAGAGCCTACAAAGATGCTTTAGATTTAGCTATTGATCAAGGTGTTCCAGGAGCAGATCGTTTAAAAGCGGCAAGAGACAACTTTGCTAAAAACATAGACAAGATCGAAGAGTTTGCTAACTATCCTATTACTAAGACTTTTGATGTAGAAAGAGTCACTGACTTAGTTCCTGAAGATGTTGCTATGAAGCTAGCAACACTTCCTAAATCACAACAAGCTATTGTGTTCAGCACATTAGGTCAACAAGCACCTGATGTAGCTAATCAAGTACGTGGTATCTTATTTCAAGATGTACTTAACAAAGCAGACATCAAAGGTGCTGCTGCGAACACACCTACCTTTAACATCCAAGCAGCCCTAAAAGGTATTCAGTCTGGTGACTTTAACTTCTTGTTTCCAACAGCAGCAGATAAAGCAGATGCTATCAAAGCAATGTCTTTTATGCAAAAGGCTTTACAGTCTGAAGGAAGAGCGGGCGGTGCTTCTATGATGTCTGGTGGTGAGGCTTACGCCACCACTAGGGCATTAGGCGGTACAGCACAGTCTGGTAACTTAGTTAAGATCTTAACAGACAGTATTAGAGGACTGGCTGACTATGTTGCTTCTCCAAAGGCTTTATCTGAAGTATTCTTTGATCCTAACATAAACAATGCGTTAAAAGAGGCTCAAAGACAGAAACCAAAAGCAGAGGTTATTCAGCGTGGTATTGAAGCTGTTGGTAAGTACGTTGGTGCTACTGCCTTAAGAGCTGGTCCTCAAATATCACCAGAGACACCAGAAGATCAATCTATGCAGCAATTACCAACAACATCTCCTGTAGAGCCAGGACCATCTCTAGATGAGATCAAACAAGAACTACAGAAAAGAGGTATTAATGTAAGTTCTATGTCTCCCAGTATTGTTCGTCAGATCATGGGAGAATTTGCTAATGTTTGAACTCATTGGTGCTCTTATCGGTGGTGTCTTTCGTCTTGCTCCAGAGGTCTTAAAGATCTTAGATAGGAAGTTTGAAAGAGAACATGAACTGAAGAAGTTAGATGTTGAAGTCTCTATCGCTAAGATGCAAGCAGAGTTTGCTCTACAGCAGGGACATCAACGTCTACAAGAGCATGAATTAGATGCTATCGGTGAAGCATTCAAACAACAAGCAGAGTCTGACAGCAAAGCCTGGAAGTGGGTAGCATCACTATCTGCTTTGGTTAGACCAGCAGTGACGTACTGGTTTGTAGCTTTTTATTCAGTTGTCAAAGCTGCTGGACTATACCTAGCTTTTCTTCAGGATGGTTCATGGACAGCAGTGTTGTTGTCAGGATGGACTGACTACGATGAAGGTATGCTGTCATTGATTCTAACTTTTTGGTTCGTTGGTAGGGTATGGGAATCAAAGAAGTAATCGCCATTGCTGAACCACTAATCAAGAGATTCGAAGGCTGGAGAAGTAAACCCTATCTGTGCAGTGCTAATGTTCCCACCATAGGCTGGGGATCAACCATGTATGAGAATGGTGATAGGGTTACCTTAGATGATCCTGAGATCTCAAAAGAAAGAGGACAGGAATTGTTCGAACTTGATGCAGAGAGGTTCCTACTTCAAGTCTACAAAGCCTGTCCAGTGTTGACGAAACACCAAAATAAAGCTGCTGCACTACTTAGCTGGACTTACAACTTAGGACCAGCTAGGCTCCGATCATCCACGATGCGAACAAGAATAAACCAAGAGCGATGGGAGGAAGCTGTTCAAGAACTAAAGCGTTGGAATCTTGCAGCAGGTAAAGTAACCAAAGGACTTGTTCTTCGTCGTGAAGCAGAGGCGACATTATTCCTCCTTAGCCCATCCAACAACAAAGCTAAAGATAGCGATGTTAACGAAGACAAAGAACCCTTCGAGAAGAACCTCAGAGCTGTCCTCGTCAGTTACGACAAAATCATCAGAGTAGCAAATCCCTAACATAAACCCTGGTAGAAAAGACCAACCATAGATATTCGGCATAGTTTTCCTTAGTGACCTTTATAGACCCCTGCAAAGGGGTCTTTTTTTTTATCTAGATTTCACATACACCGGCTACACAGGCTAGTTGCTGTGCACCTTCAACGTTATCATCATTTTCCTTAAGCATGTCCCAATTAATGTTTGCTGGCATCTTAGCTAACAAGGATTCATAGTCTTCCTTGCTGCATGTCTCATAAGGAGCCTGTCGATAAGTGCCCCCATCCATTGGCAGGAATGATACACCAGTACAGATGTCAAAGTTATCGAATACCCAAGCCCCTACAGTAGGCCATTCATTCTCATTGACTGAGATAGTTACTGAAGGTTTATGTTCGCACCAGTGAAGCTGATACACACGCCATAGCTTAAGATGAGATATAGCATCAACATCATCCCTGGTAATAGCACCTTCAGGAGCCTTCATAGGAAATGAGAACACTGTAGTGCTATCTGGTCTCATCACACAAGGTTCACTAGGAATACCTTGTTCGATCATAAACGCCGTGAGAGGGTCTTTTTTATCTGATCGTACACGCCTAATGTAATACTGGGCATGTTGAGGATGAATGCCAGAAGCAGTGCCACAAAGCTGAGACACAGTACCAGAAGGCTTGACGCAAGTGATAGCAGCAGAGACAGGGATATTAAGAGCATTTGCTGTAACTTCATTAGCAATGATTGCTTCATTTTTCAACATCTCCAATCTTGCTGGTAACGCTTTATCATCAGGATCATTCAGTAGTTTATGATCATAGATACCTGTCAGCGATACACCCAATAGACGCTCTTCAGCGGTGTTCTTTTCCCAGATCTTACGTAGGTATGGGAAGGTAGTCATTGTGCTCTGCCAAGTACCTAGAATCGATGCTACACGTACTTTGTACATCAAGTCTTGAAGAGTGTCCGTATCACGAACAATGACCTCTGTGAGGTTACAGAACTGGTAAGGACGAAGGATAATCTCTGAGCAAGGATTCGTACCGAAGTCATGGTTAGGATCTCTACGGCCATTAACAGCTGCTTGCTTCTTCGATGCATCTCTGTTAAAGATACCACGTTCACCTGAATGGCTTTCATAGATCGAACACCATTCACGCATAAACTGCCCTACTGAAGGCTTTACATCATACACAGCAGAGTTATTAGCAAGGCTACGCTGTCCTTGTTGTTCCCACCATGCCCCTGCTTTAGCGTGTGCCATACGATCATCACTGAGATCGCTTAAAGAGATCATTGCAGAACGCCGCACACCACCCACAACAACAACCTCCCCGATCTTGCACAGAATATCATGGCATTCAAGGGACGACAGACGACGATTTTTGGCCGCTTGGAACTTCCTAATAACAAA